ACGGTACAAAGAGAAATAGACGGATACGAGTCCGCCCATACTCACGAGGTATAGAGGTAAGAACCAGATATGGCCTGGCTCATGATATGCCGCGTGTCAAGGGTCATAACACATTAAGGGGTTCCCAATACGCTATCGCTTTGACCTCGATGGCACAAGCACACCGATACTCCATTTCCGCCACGGATGGCGGATTTGGATGGTATCATAGAGGCGCACCAACACAAGGAGAATACTATGGCCACGATCGCCACCTCCCTGGGCGTGCGCGCCTGCGAGCGCCGCGCGTCCGCGTGCGCGTCGGCGACCAGGAGTTGCTGCCGCTGGAGTAAACCGGCGGTACTTGGAAGCATGTGCTAAAATACGACCGGACGCCTACTTCTTGCGGGAGAGGGCGTCCGGTCGTATCAATTCACGCGCCCCGATTGTAACACTCCCTGCCCTCTCCGGCAAGGTGCTCCTCGGCAGCGCGATGTGCAAGCTGAGGAGGCTTCGTTGAATCCTGTCGACATTCTCAAAAATCTCCTGCTCGATACCTGGTACAAGGTCTTGGTCTACGTCGGGGGCATCATCTTTGTGGCATCCTTGTTCGTTGAGGTCAAGGCTATTAGCAACGGCCAACTTCAACTGTTGGCTGGTGGCATAACTTTACTTGGCCTCGGAGAGTGGAAGAACCACAAGGAGCGATCCTGGATAAAGCCGCCGAATGTGTATACGGGCGGTGCTGCGCTGATGACCGCGACGGTTCGAGAACCAGATCTTGTGGGTGTGCTTCTTCAACTCCTGGGCGGCGTGCTGATAGCTCTCAGCGCTTGGAGTATTTTTCAAGCGTCCCTAGTTTCAACCACACTTGTTATGCCGACCTCCATTCCTACAGTAGTAACTACTCCGACAGTGACCATCGCTACCCCAACACCATAATTGTGTAATGTGCTTGAGGAGGTTACTGTGGCTCCGATGAATTTCATGCTGTCCGATCCTACGGTTGTAGTGCCCAACTGGCCGCAGCAAGCCCAGGAATGGAGGGAGCTCAATTTACGAATGCAGGGGAACCCTGGATTTTACCCGTTGACCGTCAAAGGGGCATATGTCGTTGGCATTATTCACGATATTTGTACGAGCATCAGTTGCCTGCTGCACCCGGGTATTTCTTGGCAAACAACGTACATGCCCGCCTATGGCTTGTTCGCCTCGATTTTCGACATTCTAGGGCGATGCATAAACGGGAACGCTGGTTTTCAGGGCAGCACTGCCGATACAAAAACGGGCTTCAAGTGGCTCGTATCCTCAGACCCTTCAACTGTGGACGGTAGTCATGTACTTGTCACCACAAGGAGCTCCTCCTATACCATTGACCAGTTAGTGACAATGCGTCACTATGCCGCCCATGGCCAGGCCACCTCGGCTTACGCTGTGCTTGACTCGGAGATGTTGGCCCAGATGCCACCTCTTCTTGCTGACGGTTTGGAGAGGTATTGGAACGCCCTGCAGCCCAGTCTGAATACTGCCGACGATCAACGAGCAGTTGAAGATATGCACGCGGAGGAGCTTTGCAACCAACTGGCGAAGGCGAATGTGCTCCCATTGCGCGGTTGGCCAGTCTTAAAAAGCTGGATATTGTTCGAGCGCGATAAATTCGGCAACCACAATAGCATAACAACAATCTTCAATAGATTTCACTGGCACGTGTATTAATAGCCTCTTCTCCCTACCTGCCTCTCACCTTAGCGGCCACCAGTCCAAAGATCCGAGATTGTACGTTCTCGGATCTTCTCGCTAGATGGCTTCTCAATGCCCCTCGCCGCCCCATAGCAGCTTCCATTGCACACTACCGGAGGACGCATGCGCATCAATCCCCAAGACACCATTGCTGGGTTGCCTGTGTTAACCGTGCGCCGTTTCTTTCGGCAGAGTATCAGTGGGTTTTGGGGGCGAGCGCACGTCGCGCGCCGCTTGAACATTTCTGAAGCGCAAGCAGAACACATTATTCAGGAATTCTTGATGTTAGAGCTTATCAAGCCCGCAGGCATCTTTGAGGGCGAGGCGTGCTGGTCTTGTACCGCCAAGGCTGTGACGCTCGCCTCCACCTCTGCACGCAGGACTATGTCCCGAAAGGCCGCAGACCGGCTCATCCGTGAGGTTCTTGAACGTGCCGTCTATGTGAATAGAAGTGGGTCGTTCCTTTATTGTGTCAGCAAGGTGCTTCTGTTCGGCAGCGCCCTTACTGACACCGAGGAAATCAGCGATATTGACCTCGCCGTTGCTCTTGTGCCATGCGAGGCGAATGAAGCACGATTTGCAGCGCTGTGCGAACAGCGTATCCGCGAGGCGCATAGCCAGCAAAGAAAGTTTGCCACCTACCTCGACCCACTGCGTTGGTCTCAAAATGAGGTGTTACTTTTCTTGAAGGACCGCTCGGCGGCGATACGTATGCATTCTATCGACGATCCAATTCTTGAGCGCACAGCAACAAAGGTGATCTACGAGTATAGTGGTTCTTGACACAACCGCTACGCTATTGTCAGAACACAGCCTGATCTGACAATGGTCGTTGCAATGCTTCCCCAGCGCGTCCCCCAGCCTGCTCCGCTCGACCTGGCCATCGCCGCATGGCTCGATGCGAGCGAGGCGCGCTCGCAGTCGCAGCGCACGCGCCAGACCTACGCTGCAATCCTGGCCACGTTCCGCGTGTGTCTCGGTCGCATGCACCTCGACCTCGACGCCCCGCCGCGCCTCGTTGCGCTCGTCGCACAGCAATACGCCAACCGTGGCCGGCCCGCTGCTGCCACGCACAACGCGCGCCTCTCCGCCCTGAGCAGCTTCTACGCCTACGCCATGCGCATGGAGCTGCTGGAGCACAACCCCATCGCCCGTGTGCAGCGCCGGCGCGTCGAACCCTACGCCGGCTCGCGCGCCCTCAACGCCGACGTGCTGCGCGCGCAGCTCGCGCAGATCGACCGCTCGACCGTCGCCGGCGCGCGCGACGTGGCGCTGCTGGCCGTGGCTCTCACCACGGGCCGGCGCGTGAGCGAGCTGGCTGGCCTGCGCCGGCGTGACGTGCACGTCGCTGGCCAGGTGGTGACGTTGCACTGGCGACGGCTGAAGGGCGGCAAGCAGGCCGCCGACACGCTCGACGAGGCCGTGGGCCTTGCGCTGCTAGCCTACCTCCACCGCTTACACAGCAAAGCGTGGCGCACGCTGCCGCCCGACGCCGCCGTGTGGCGCGCGTCGCACCAGCGCCAGCAGCAGCCGCTCAGCACGCGGGCGATCGCGCGCATCTGCCTGCGCCGGCTGGGCACCGAGAGCGTCCACCGGCTGCGGCACACCTTCGCCCACGAGCTGGAGGCGGCCGGCGCCCCGGCCAGCGCGATCCAGCGCCGGCTGGCGCACTCATCCCTCGCTACCACCGGGCGCTACCTCTCCGCCCTCTCCAGCGCCGCCAGTCCCTTCGCTGCCCGGCTCGCGCGGCGCTTCGGGCTCGTCGCGGGTGAAGCGTAGATCCGCGAGCTCTGGCGCCGGCGGCGCCTCACGGCGCGACCTGGCGGAGCGTAGCAGCGCCCGCCAACGCGCACGCTCCGCGTTGCGCACCTCCAATGATGGGCGCACCGCGCGCAGCTCGTCGATCGTATCATTGAGCGCGCGCATCTCGTCGACCAGGTCGCGCAGCGCTGCGGCGATAATGCGCAGCTCGTCGCGCTGCTGCCGCTCGAGGCCGACGAGCTGACCCGTATTGGCCCAGATGTCCGATATATCGGTGAGGAGCACCTCAAGCGACTGCGTACTCAGTCGGCCGTGCTGGAGCTCGTCGAGCTCGCGGCGCTGCGCTGCGATCGCGTCGCGATTCGCCCGTATCGCCGCCTCGATGCGTGAGAGATCGACAACCTCGCCGACGGCACGCTCCTCGGGCTCGTCGGCCGTTTTCTTTCGTGTGGGCATGGGCAGTTCCTTCTGAGCGCACACGCGCCGAACATAGGTACTAAGTATAGCGAAAATTAACGAGGTATCGCCATACCCGATGGGTTATTGCTAATCGAACGAAAATTCGTATAATGAAGCTGTCGAGGGCATGCGGCGCCGAGCACCGCATGCCCGCGTCTTTGCTCGGCGCCGCCCTCCCCTCAGGAGGCGGCGATGGTTCCTGAAATCCCCCCGTTCGATCTGAGCGACCTCCGCGACCTCCACCACGATGATGCCGAGCATCCCGCACTGCCGTCCGGGGTGCTCGGTGCTGCGCCCGCGTTTCCCTACGTGGGCCAGGCCCTCACGCTGGCGGGCTTTGTGGCCTATCTCGCGAGCTACGACTTCGGCACCATCCCGCCCGACGGGGTGGTGTTGCATCACACGGCTGTGCCTGATGCCTCGTGGGCGCCCGGCCCCGGCTCCAAGGCGAGCTGGGACGCCGGCGAGACCGGGCTGAGTGCTGAGCAGATCCGCCTCAAGCGGCTGCGCCAGCTCGGCGCGATCAAGACCTACTACCAGCAGACGCTGCTCTGGCCAGCCGGCCCGCACCTGTTCATCGACGACCGTTGGGTATTCCTGATGTCGCCGATGGCGGAGCCCGGCATTCACGCGAAGTGGGCCAACAGTTGGCGCGACGCCGACGGCCGCTTGCACTACCCGATCGCGGCAGAAGTCGTGGGCGACTACACGCGCCGGCCCTGGCCGCCGGCCGTCGTCGCGCTCGTGGGTGGCGCGGTGCAAGCGCTCCAGAAGAGACTGGGCACCTTCCGCCTGCACTACCTCTACCCCACGCCCGAGAGCAAGCCCGGCATGGTGATTGAGCGCGGCGTGCCGGCGTGCGCGCACCCGGAGCGCTTACGGGGCGGCGGCATCAGCTCCCACCGCGACTACAACAAATTTTCTTGCCCCGGCAACGCCGTGAGCGAGGCCTTCTATATGGCGGCGATCACCGGCCTGCCCATCGCGCCGGAGCCAGGGGCGACGATCACCGAGGATACGCCGCTGCTGAGTGTGCCGCGGTGCACGCTGCCGCAGCTGCACCGCGCGTTCATCGGTCAGACGCGCCGCGGCTACAGCGACCGCGACATCCACGAGACGATCTTGCCGACCTACTGGCGCGTGTGCGTCGCCGCCCGTATCGACCCGCTGCTGGTGCTCGCGCAGCTCATCGCCGAGACGAGCGAGCGCTGGCCAAACCTCAAGGATTCGCCCTACGCGCCACTGTGTAGCTTCTGGAGTTCCCGCCCACATAGAAATCCCGCCGGCATCGGCGTCAACGGCCGCTGGTCGCGCGAGCCGGCGCCCGGCTATGTCTACAACACCGATCGGCATCGCTACGAGCAGGGGCTGAGCTTCAAGACCTGGATCGACGACGCCATTCCCGCCCACGTCGGCCGGCTGCTGGCCTACGCGTTGCCGCTGGGCCAGGGCGACGCCGGGCAGCAGGCGCTGATTGCCCGCGCGCTCGGCTACCGGGCACTCCCTATCGCAATGCGTGGCTCAGCGCCCACGCTCAAGCGATTAGGCAAGGCGCACAATCCGACGGGAAACGGATGGGCCAGCCCCGGCGTCGATTACGGCCGGCGTATCGCGCAGATCGCGACGGGCATCATTGCCCAGCCAGGGTAAGGAGGTGGACCCCTCACGGCTGCCGCACCTACGGCAGATGCGCATACGGCTCCGGCGCAACCTGGACCAACTGGAGCAGCAGCGGGCGGGCTACGGCGAGCTGAGCGTGCCGCTCTCCATTCGGAACGAGGAGGCGGCGCAGCGGCGGGTGCTGGCGCAGATCGAGGCGGCGATCGCGCTGCTGGAGCCGCCGCCAGAGGTGGGGCTGGTGGTCGCGGCCCCCGACGCCGACAACGACGAACTCGGCGCCCTGCTCGGCCAGGCAGTACAGGAGCTCAGGCAGGAAGTCTTACAGTTTCGCCGGCAGGTGTACGCGACGACGCTGGGGTTGGGGCAGCAGACCTACGCGCTGGAGGGCGATCTCCGGCGGCAGATCACGGCACTGCACCAGGCCATTGCGCAGACGCAGGAAACCGGCATCCTGGCATCGTCAGACACGCGGGCCATCGTCGAGAGCAAGCTGGGGCAAATGGCGGCGGCGCTCGAGGAGGCACGGAACGCGCAGGAGACCTGGCAGGCGCGGGAGACGGCGGAGCGACGGCGCTACCAACAGCAGCGGCTGCGGTGGAAGCAGGGATTGACGGTGGTGGTGCTGGCGCTGTGCGTGGTGGTGATCGTGGTTGCCTGGAGGCTGATGGGGTGAAGCGAACGGCGTCCATCCTGAGTGGGCTGGTACTGGCGCTCGTGGCGCTGCCGCTGCGTGCGCAGCCGGCTGCGGAGCTCACGCGCATCGGCCCCAACGCCACGCGGCCGCTCGCCGTGGGCGAGTCGGGGTGGCTTGTAGCCACGCCGGCCGACGCGGGAGCGCCACTGGCCTGCGCCGATTGTGCACTTGCACAACTCGGCTGCAACACCGTTTGCACATACCGCGTGACGCCACTGGCGCCGGCCTGGCGAGCGCAGATCGGCGGCCTGGTGGTCGCGCAGGGGCAGCGCGTGTACCTGCCAGAGGTGGAGCAGTGAGCGTGCTGCTCACAGAGCGCCAGGCGGCCTATGAGGCGGCGCTGGCCAGGCTCAAGGGCAAGCAGCGCGCCTTCGTCGAGGCCTATGTCGGCGAGGCGAAGTTCAACGGCAAGGCCGCGGCGATCACGGCCGGCTATGCCGAGAAAACCGCCGTTGTAAAAGCATCACAGCTATTAACTATAGTTAATGTTTCCGCAGCAATTGACGCCGCCTTCGCCCTGCGCGCGATGCCCGCCGACGAGGTGTTGCTGCGCCTCAGCAAGCTCGCCGCCGCCTCGATGGAGGACTTCCTGCATGTCGAGGAGGGCCGGGAGCCGATCGACGACGACGACGATGCCGGCGAGGTCGATGCCACGCCGCGCGTGCGGCGCTGGTCGCTCGACCTCGACAAGGCGGCGAAGGCGGGGATGCTCGACGCCATCCAGGAGCTGCGGCCGACAAAGTTCGGCACGGCGATCAAGATCCGCGACCCGTACCCCGCCCTCACGCTACTGGCCAAGCACCACAAGCTGCTCGACGAGGGCGGCATTCTCAAGTTCCTCGACCTGTCCAAGCTCACCGACGCCCAACTCACGCGCATTAACCAGGGGGAAGACCCGCTTGCAGTCTTACTCGACAAGCAGCCTGATCCAGCTTAGAGCAGGCGCCGAGCTGGAGCGACGCCGGCGCGGTCTCACCAACGCGTCGCCGCTGGCGCGGTATCGCCTTGCGCCGGAGCGCTACATCGTCGAGCAGCTCGGCTGGACGCCGTGGGTGGGCGACGCCGAGCATCCCGGTCAATCTGAGATCATCGCGGCCTACGCGCGGGCGCTGCGCCAGCAACTGGAGCGCCAGGCCTATGAGGCTGGCACGGTCGCTGAGGCTGACCTGGTGGACTGGCGGCCCGGCGAGCGGGTGATGAACACGATCCGCGTCGAGGCGGGCCACACCGTGGGCAAGACGACGCTGGCCGCCGGCCTCGTGTCGCACTTCTTCGACACCTTCACCCCCTCAATCGTGTACTGCTTCGCGCCCACGCACGATCAGATCAACGACCTGCTCTTCAAGGAGATCCGCAAGCAGCGCACGGGTAAGGGGCTGCCGGGGCGCGTGCTGGCTACGCCGGCGATCACGCTCGCCGGCAACCACTTCGTCAAAGGTCGCGCGGCCAACGACGCCGGCGGGCAGGGCACCGAGCGCGTCCACGGCCAGCACGAACCGCATCTGATGTTCGTGATCGACGAGGCCGAGGGCGTGCCGGGCTTTGTGTACGAAGCCATTCGCTCCATGTCTTCGGGTGGCCTGGTCGTCGTGCTGATGCTGGCCAACCCGCGCACGCGCACCAGTCACTTCCACCGCGCGGCTGCCGACGCGAGCACGGTCAACTTCCGCATCTCCTGTATCCATCATCCTAACGTGCTGGCCGGCCGTGAGGTGATCCCCGGCGCCGTGCGACGCGACTACGTGGAGGCGATGATCGACAACGGCAGCGTGCGGCACTGCGAGGTGGTAAGCGTCCACGAGCCCGACAATCACACCTTCGAGCTGCCCTGGCAGCCCGGCGTGATCTACCGCCCCGACCCGGAGTTCCTGTTCCGCGTGCTGGGCGTCGCGCCGGCCAACGTCTCCGATAACACGCTGGTGCCCGTTGGGCGCTACGAGGCCGCCAAAGCGCGCACGCCGGTCGCGCACGAGCCGCACATCGCCCGCCTGGGTGTAGATGCGGCGCGCTACGGCAAGGACTACGGCACGCTCTACGCCCGTTGGAATGGCCGTGTGTGGCGCGCCGCGCAGTTTGCCCAGCAGGACACGGGCGTGTACTACCGCGGCGTGCGCGACCTGGCGCGCACGCTGGCCGCGCAGGGCGTGACGTCGCTGCACGTGCGCATCGATGGCGGCGGCGGCTTCGGCGGCGGTGTGGTCGACCGGCTGAACGAGGACGTGGCGCTAGCCGACGCCTTTGAGGACTTCCGCGTGCTAGAGGTGCATTTCAACAGCACGCCCTACGACCCGGAGGCATCGTACGACCTGGCCACCGAGATCTACGACCACACCGCCGAGTTGCTGCGCTGGGTGGCGCTGCTCGACCCGCCGGCGGCACTGGAGGCGGATCTCTGCGAGCGCACCTACAAGTGGGTCAAGGCGCGCGTGGACGACATCAAGCGCGACGTGCGCAAGCTCACGCCCAAGGACGACTTCAAGCGCGTGCAGAAGCGCTCGCCCGACGACGGCGACGGCTGCGCGCTCGCGTGCGCGCCCGACTACGTGTTCCAGCCGCCGGCGGAGGCGCCGATGGTAGGCGGTGAGCGGCCGCTCCTCGCCAGCATGCAACGAGGGTTCCGATGACACTTCTGGAGCCACAGCCGATCATCGAGGGCGAGCCGGCACGCGAGTACGTCGCCGGCGGCGACAGCTGGTGGATGCGCTCGCGCAATACGTCGCTACCCTTCCCCTTCGACGACCTGACCGAGGACTTCGGCGATGACCTGTACGACCGCATGTATCTCGACCCACAGTGCGCGGCCGTGCTGAATGTGCTGCGCGCCGGCGTGATCGAGGAGGGCGTGCAGCTCTCACCGCCAGAGGCGGTCGCCGCGGCCGACGTCGACGGGCACGACCTCGCGAAGGAGATCGCGGCCTTCTGCCGCAGCGTGCTGGAGGACCTGGAGACACCGCTCGACGACGTGCTCTGGGACATGCTGGCCGCACTGCGCAACGGCTCGCGCGTCGCTGAACAGGTGTACAGCGAGGAGCAGCTCCAGCGCCGCGAACGCCTTGTGCTGCGCGCGCTCAAGGTCAAACCGCACCGCGCCACGGCGTTTGTGGTCGATCCGTTTATGAACGTCGTCGGCCTGCAAGTGCTTCAGCCCGCACGCCCAACCGAGGACGAGGGCGCCGCCAAACCACGCAACCCGGTGATTGACCGCTCGAAGTTTGCCGTGCTCTCCTTCCGCCCGGAGAACGGCGATCCGCGAGGGCGGTCGATCTACCGCCCGGCCTACACGCCCTGGTGGGCCAAGATGCAGGTGTGGCCGGAGTTCCTCAAGTACCTCGCGCGCTTCGCCTCGCCCAGTATCTATGGGACCGTGGGCGAAAAGGCGCAGGAGGTCGTCATCAAGAACGCGGACGGTACAACAACCAAGAAGAGCGCGGTCGAGGTGCTGTTCGAGGCGTTGCTGGCTTTCCGCAATGGTTCCGCCGGGGCCTTCCCCTACGGTACGCTGCTCAACGTGCTCGAGGCGACGGGCGACGGTGCGCCGTTTCTCAACGCCTTCACCCGGGCGGACCAGCAGATCACCGTGGGGGTGCTGCACCAGTCCCGCGCGACGTTGGAGGCCGAGCACGGCAGCCGCGCGGACAGCGAGTCGGGCCAGGACGTGCTCGACACGATCGTGCGCCAGATCAAGCGCTCGGTGTGCCGCATGCTGCGCCTGGACGTGCTGCGGCCGATGGTCGCCTACACCTACGGCGAGGAGGCCGCTGCGAGCCTGACCCCAGTGCCCTCACTCGGCAGCGTCGAGCGGCGTGATGTGGCGAAGATGGCCACGGCGATCGCCGCGATGGCGAAACAGGGCCTGATCTTTCCCTCGCAGCTGCCGGGCATCTACGCCCAGCTCAACCTGCCCGTGCCCGTTGTCGGCGAGGCACCCGTCGGCGCGCCCAAACCTGCGACGCCTGCCGCTGAGACGGACGAGGACGACGAGCGCGATGAGACTGAGCGTGACGATGAGCGCGACGACGAGGAGCGAACCGCATGAACATCTTCCAGCTGGCGCTGACGCTGCCCTGGCTCTGCACCGAAGAATACGTGCGGCTGATGCTCGACATCGCCGCGCGTGAGCAAGCCGACATCCCGCTGGCGCTGCGCCTGCGTGCCGAACGCGAGGGCCGGCCCAACGCCTTGGCGGCGCGCCAGGGCCGGCCGCTGGATGGCACACGTGACGTGCTGCTACGCGACGGTGTGGCAATAGTGCCGGTCATCGGCCCGATCGTGCGCCGCGCTGACTTCTTCGACTCTATCAGCGGAGCCACTTCGACGGCCACGATTGCGCAAGACCTCAACCGCGCGCTCGACGATCCGGCGGTCGACGCGATCCTGCTGGAGATCGATAGCCCCGGCGGCGAGGCCACCGGCATCAATGAGCTGGCCCGCATGCTGTTTGAGGCGCGCGGCCGCAAGCCCATCACCGCCTACGTCGAGGGATTGGGCGCGTCAGCGGCCTGCTGGATCGCCTGTGCTGCTGACGAGATTGTGGCATCGGCCACAGCCGGGCTGGGCTCGATCGGCGCGGTGATGGCCGTCTACGACCCAGCCAAGATGCAGTCGAAGCAGATCGAGTTCGTCAGCTCGCAATCACCCAAAAAGCGTATGGACCCCCACACCGAGACCGGCAAGGCCAGCTACCAGCGCATCGTCGACGACCTGGCCGAGGTGTTCATCGGCGCGGTGGCCACATACCGAGGCGTGAGCGAAGACAACGTCCTGTCCGATTTCGGACAGGGCGGCATCTTGATCGGCCGGCATGCGGTTGCCGCCGGCCTGGCCGATCGCCTGGGTTCATTCGAGGAGACGCTCAGCGGCTTGCAGCAGCAGGTGCGCGACGCACGACGTCAGCCAGCGCGGTTGGCGACAACCACACAGGGAGGCCTTATGCGCATGGATTGGAAGGGCTTTTGGGACGGCCTGCTCGGCGCAGCGGCGGCGGCAGAGGGCGAGGGGCAGGAGAAGCAGCTCGTCGAGCGTACGCTCGCGCCGGGAGAGAAGTTGGAGGCGGCAGCGCTGCCCGCCGGCAGCACGGCGCGCGAGGAAACGGGCGAGCTCGCCCAGCTCCGGCAGCAGATCGCACAGATGCAGGAGCGCGAGCGGCAGGCCAGCGCGGCGGCGTTCGCCGACGGCATGATCCGCGAACGGCGCGCCATACCCGCCGAGCGCGCGGAATTGGTGGCGTTCTACTCGCAGGCGCTCGCCGACGACGCCGCCCAGCCGGTGGCCAGCGGGCAGACGACGCGCGTGCAGCGACTGGAGGGGCTGGTCAAGGCGCGGCCGCAGCACACGCTCACCCACGAGCTCGTGCCCTCTGGCAATGGCGGCACACTGCCCAACGAGGGCGGTGATGACTTGGAGCAGGCGGAGGAAAGCGCCCGCACCTATGCCAAGCAGGCCAACGGGCGCAAGCAGAGCTAGCCGCGCGGCCAGCGGCAACGGCCGTAGACGAGCGCCCACGTAGTAGCACACAAAGGAGACACGATGCCAACGTACGGACGGCAGACACTGGGCAGCACAGGTACGATGGTCGAGGTGGCGGCGGATGGCTTCCCCGAGTGGAAGCCGGGCGGCGTCACGATCGACTGGGCGACGGTGGCGGTGGTGAGCGGCAGCGATGCGACCTATGACGATGGCACGGTGGTGCCCGTGGGCGCCAAGGGCCTCCCCTTCGGCACAGTCCTGGCGATGATCACCACCGCCGAGGTGCAGACGGCCACCATCACCGGCACGCCGACGGGTGGCACGTTCACCCTCACGGGCAACGGCTTCACCACGGCGGCGCTGGCCTACGACGCGAGCGCGGCGACGGTGCAGACGGCCGTGCGCGGGTTGGGCGGGCCGTATAGCTTCGCCGTCGTGACGGGTTCGGCCGGCGGCCCCTACACCATCACCTTCCCGGCCGCCGAGGGCAATGTCGCCGCACTCACGGCCAGCGGCGCCGGGCTCACGGGCGGCACCACGCCGGGCGTGACGATGGCCACCACCACGTCGGGCGTGAGCGGCGGCGGCAAGTACGGCCCCTACGACAGTGGTGCCAGCGATGGGCGGCAGACGCTCACGCGCGGCCGCTGCTACATCCTCAACCAGACCGTGACGGAGCTGGCCGCCGGCGGGATCCTCCCCGCGGACTCCGACCACCCGGCCGTGATCGAGGGCGGGCTGGTGTGGCGCGCGCGGTTGCGCATCGGCGGCAGCGGCCAGCCCAGCGTGGCCGACTTCGAGACGGCGTTCCCCCGCATCCGCTACGCCCAGTAGGCGTGTCGCACCGCTGATCAGCGCCGCCCCGCGCGGCACACGAAAGGATTGCTATCGTGGCACCATTGCAGCAGATACAGGCCCGGCGCCTGACC